TTTCATAAGATTGGTAGACAGTAGACCTATATCCTTTTCTTGCCAACAATTGTCTTCCAATACTTGACATTTGTTATCATTTGTATATTTAATATTATTGTTTTCTGGAAAGTTTTTATCAAAATGTTTCTTTTTGATATACAAAGGTACAGTGTTTGTTCCAGATTGTAACATCTTCATTATTTCTTCATGTGAAATATGATCTATTCTTTCGGATCCAAAGTTGTTGATAATAATATTGTTTTGTATATTATTTGTTGTATTATTATTTGTTATGTTATTTGTTATATTTTGAACATTCGGTGTTCGCGCATGTATTATACTTCTTGCTTGGCATTTATTTGCTTTTATATGTCTTGATTTAGCCTGTTTTGTTGTAAAGGAAATCATACATCTCGGGCATGTCAAGTTATCAACTTTGTTACAAACTTTCTCATGATTATGTAAATGTTTTAATGTCTTGTATACTTTATTACATTTTTTACAAAGTATATTATTTGGGTTGACCTTTTGTCCATTTGGGTTGACCTTTTGTCCATTTGGGTTGACCTTTTGTCCATTTGGGTTGACCTTTTGTACTGTTTTGGAAAGTTCATTATTTTCAAATATTTTGTCTTTGTGTTTAGCAGCATGGTGTCTTTTCAAATCAAAACGACGGTTTGTACTATATAAACAAAATGTGCATTTATGTGTTTTTTCTGCGTCATTTTGCGTCATTACTATATTTGGTGTACATATTTATTCTTTAAATGTAAAAATCGCATCAGAAAAATAAATTTACTGCGTTTTTGACCCCCTCTCTCCCCCCCCTGTCTCTATGACTTATAGAAAAATGTCTTTTTTTCCGCTTTTTAATTTTGAACACATTTTATAACCTCTTTTATTTTTGATAGAACGGTGTTATACTTCTCATTATCTGTTTTATTGTATATTATAAACAATTTATTCCGTATGTGATCATATTTATCTGTATCTTTAATCTCGTTCAATAACTTTATTTCATTGTTGTCACAATACATGAGAAGCACTTCTGTATTGTCTTTCATAAGATTGGTAGACAGAATACCTATATCCTTTTCTTGCCAACAATTGTCTTCCAATACTTGACATTTGTTATCATTTGTATATTTAATATTATTATTTTCTGGAAAGTTTTTATCAAAATGTTTCTTTTTGATATACAATGGTACAGTGTTTGTTCCAGACTGTAACATCTTCATGATTTCTTCATGTGAAATATGATCTATTCTTTCAGATCCGAAGTTGTTGATAATGATCTGATTGTTGTTTGTTACACAATTGTTGTTTGTCGTGTTGTTTGTTATGTTTTGAATGTTTTGAATATTTGGTGTTCTAGCATGTATAATGCTTCTTGCTTTGCATTTGTCTGCTTTTATATGCCTGTTTTTATTATTTCTATGTGTAAAAGAAATCATACATCTAGGACAAGTAAGATTATCAATCTTTTTACATTTTAATTCATGTGTTTTCAAATGTTTCAAAGTTTTATAGATTTTGTTACATTTTTTACACAAGAATTTATCCATGATGTCATTTTGTCCATTTGGGATGTCATTTTGTCCATTTGGGATGTCATTTTGTCCATTTGGGATGTCATTTTGTCCATTTGGGATGTCATTTTGTCCATTTGGGGGGACATTTTGTACTGTTTTGGAAAGTTCATTATTTTCAAATATTTTGTCTTTGTGTTTAGCATTTTGATGTCGTATTAGATTACATTTTACATCAGTTTTATAATCACAAAAACGACATTTAGTGAAGGGAAACGGCATTTTTATCAATATACTACATATATGGTACTTTTTTATTTATCTTTTTATATCGTTTTCAGACCATAAAAGATAAATTTATCACCCCTCTCTCCCCCCTCGACCTCCTATGATCATTTAAATAAACAGTTTTTTTTGGTTTTTTAAAAACATATCTTTTTTATATTTATTTATTAAAAGGATGAATAAAACTTTATTCATAATAATAATATGTATTTTAGGTTTGTATATTTATCTTTACAATACAATGTGTTTTAAACAAAAAATGGAAGAATTTTTTATTGAAAATTTTGAAAATCAAGAATCAACACTGTCAATGTTCAATTCTGGTTATGATTTTCATCGTGATTCGCAAAGTTATTATAATTTCCCTAAATTGAAAGATGTCAAACATGATTATCCTCTTTTAACATTTGGATGTATACAACATAAACCCAATGATGAAACTATTCATAAATATTTAAATGAAAACTTTTTTGTATCATCATTTGAATTCTTCTCTCTTTCATTTAATGATATAGCTGACAAAATTTTACAAGATGTAAAAAAAAACAAAATTTATTTTCAAGAAAAACACGAGATCGACACGCCTATATATATTATTATATACCAATCTCCCTTTTTCAAAGTTCATGATAGACATTTTTATATTAGAGAAGACACTTTAATAGATACCGCTTCTTCATTTGAAATGAAAGGTGAAAATGTTGATATTGGAAAAAGAGAAATCTTTACTAAAATACACATTGTTTATACAGGATATGTCTATTATGAAGATGAAGATAAGATTTTAAAGAAAAAAAATGGAAATAATATTTTCATAAATTTTATGAAAGATAAAATCAAAAGAAACAAATTATGTCAGATAAAATGTAACAATTCATCATTATATGAATGTGGTTGTATGAATAAAAATGTCAACAATAATAATTCAGAATATGAAAGTATATGTGTTGATATGAATAATAAAAAATATGATTATGCGATGATATATACATTAAACAAATATAATAGTGTATTTCAAAGCTTAATAAAATAACTTACTTAATCATCTTCATTGATGAATTCAACCTTCTTTTTCTTTTTAATATCTTCGATAGGAAGATGCTTACATTCTTCAACAAGATTCCAGAAAGATTGAATTTTTTCACAAGTTATTTTCCATTGTTCTTTATCAAAATTTACTCGCTGAATATTCATTTCCAATAATTTCCAAGGAGTATATTTCACAAACTCGAGATCAATTTCTGTATTATTTTTTTGTTTTTCTTGAATATTTAAGACCGATTCGAATGGTTTCAAATCAGGATCAGAATATATATATGAAAATTCATTAGTAATTCTATTTTTAAATTCAGCAATAACACCATGATTGACAGTAATATCATTATTAACCATAGCTAAATATTCATCAAAATTAACAAAATCTTTGAAATTACATTCAATATAATCACAATCTTCTAAACAACAAGTTGCTAATTGACCTTGAATCTGCATATAATATTTATTTGGTATATTACCATCTTTGATTTTTCTAGAATATGGGCATTTTATTTCAATCATTATCCCATGTTCATTTATACCATCAGGTGACGCACCGAAATGATCTTGGTTTTCATCAATTATTAATCCGAATTCATAGATTTTAAGGTTATTTCTCTGTTGTGAATAACATCTTGATGCCATTTCCTCAAACATTGTTCCCCATTTTAATGCAGGTATAGCAGAATATACAGTATTATCAATTGTAACACCAGCTTTCTTCCTTGCTAACCTCATACAATTCTTGCTTATAGCATCTTCTAAATCAGAAGCAGTCAATATATTTTTTCTAGCTTCAAGCCATTCTATTGTTCTTTGTTTCAAAATAGGTTTCTGAATTAAAACATTTAATTGTTGAATATAACATTTTAGATTTTTATATCTTTCATTTACCTTTTTCTTAGTATATTGGTTAATTATTTCATGTGTGTAATCAATCTTTTGATTATTTTTTATAAAACTATATAAAACATCATCTAATTTATTCAATTCAATTGTATTTTTAGAGTTTACGATCTTCATTATGCTTTTAACTCTATTCTTTTTTATACCCTTTTTTTTCATTTCTTTGTCAAACTTGACAGAATTTTATTAGTGCTATAATCTAATTTATCAACATCATCGGTCATTTTTTTATTTTTTGTTTTGTTTTTATAAATATTCAATAATTCATTTTTTTTCTGTTCAAAAATTTCATCAATCTTACTATTCATTATGTTATGAATATATATTTTAAAACCCTTCATTTTTTATTTATTCCACAATTGTTTTAATTTTCATTTCCATATTAACAATATCTATATAATGATATTCATTTCTACCATATGCTCTAGAAATACCTGTATCAGTAAACCATATTTTATTATTAAGTAAACCAATTTTATCAACAGTTGTATGTCCTAAAAAAATATATTGACAATTCAACTTATTCAAAATATATTGAGTGTCTTCCTCTGAATCTAAATTGCGTGTCCATAAAATTCCATTTTCTCCATTCACGATTTTATCAAATATTTCTCTATCTTCTTGTTTCACTACATTATTGATCATATAGTTCTTCCATATTGTATTCAAATAACTTATATCTTTATCATATTTATTCAAAATATCTAAATGATCTTTAGTTATTCCTGCATGGCAAAAGAATAATGAACCAATTTTCAAGACAATATTTCTGGATCCAAGAATAGATGACAGTGATCCTCCTGGCATAAAACTTACATTTCTATTATTTACCTTACTTTTTTCAGAAACATATGAGAAATTTCCCATTGTATTCATCAATTCGTGATTTCCAATAAGGGATAAAAGTCTCCCACCTTTGCTTTTAGCAATATTATCTATACTATGTGAAAAATGTAAAACAGAAATATCATCCATCACTTCCCAATTTTCTAGATTATTTCTATTTAAACTATCTACCTGATCACCCATTTGTACAACATAAGTATTTTGTGGTTCAGCAATCCATTCTAAATCATTATTTATCACCTTAGCATCAATTAGAATTTTTTTGAATCTCTTTATATCTCCGTGTATATCACCTATAATAATTAATCGTTTAACCTCATTGAATTCATATACATTTTCATCATTGATCATATTGTAATATTTATAATAATTAATTGTTTATATATTATAAGAAGATATCTTTTATGAATACTAAAAAAATAAGTAAAAAAAGTGAATGTATAAGAAATGTTTCGAATATTTCGCTTTATAAAGATGTAGATCGTATTGATAATAAAAAGTTGAATATAGATAGATTTGTTGAAAAATTGGACAAAACATCACCTAAAGTAAAAGAATTAATAAATACAATAAATCTTCTAGATGATCAAGATCTAGAAAAAAAACAAAATCTCTATAAACATGTTATATATACAGATACCAAAAAAGCATCATCTGGTGTAAAATTGATTGCAACAGCATTAATTGCAAACGGGTTTACAAATGTTTATGATAGTAAAATGAAAGTATTTGATGATTTATACGAAAATGAATATTGTAATTTTGCATTATTGAGTTCAGGAACTGTTTATAATAAAAAACTTCCTATTACTTTAAAAAAAAATATTGCTCAAATTTTCAATAATAGAAAGAAAAATACAGACGATAACAATATGAAATTTAATAATATTAATGGGAAAAATATACGATTTATTATAATAGATAATGGTTATAAGGAAGGGATAGATTTATTCGATGTAAAATATATTCATTTACTGGATCCATTATTAACATCCGCAGATGAACAACAAGTTATTGGAAGAGGAACAAGATTTTGCGGTCAAATGGGTCTAAATTTTGACACACAATATGGTTGGCCACTACATGTTTTCAAATACGATGTATTACTCAATGAATCGTTGCAAAAACAATATAATGCTAGTTCTATTAACGAATTATTTATTACAAAAAGTGGTATAGAACTTGAAAAATTAGCATTTAGTAAAGAATTAGAATCTGCTACAATTTATGGAGCCGTTGATTATGAATTGACTAAGAATATACATGGTAGAGAAAATACACAAAATCAAGAAATAACAAATAACATATATTTCAATTATAAAGATAATCTAAATTCAGAATTAGTAAAACAGAGTTCATTACAATTTTTTGGAGGTAATACTGGACAATTTAAACAAATGAGACAATATATTCGAAATAACTTTTCAGATTATGAATGGGATAAAATTACTTTTACAAATAAATGCAATATTCAAAAAAATAAAAGATATATTGATTTCACACCTTCTCAAAAATTTATTACAAAATATTTTGATCATAAATCACAATTTAAAGGATTATTTCTATGGCATTCTGTTGGAACTGGTAAAACTTGTTCTGCAATTTCAATTGCATCAACAGGTTTTGAACCACAAGATTATACTATATTATGGGTAACAAGGCATACTTTGAAAAGTGATATATGGAAGAATATGTTTATAGATGTTTGTTCCGCAGATATGAGACAAAGACTTAAAGAGGGTAAAAAAATACCTAAAGATGCTGTTGAAAACCCTTTCAAATATCTTTCTAAAAATTGGATTCAACCAATGAGTTATAAACAGTTTTCAAATATGTTGTCAAATAAAAATGAGTTATCTAATTTAATGAAACGCAGAAATGGCACACATGATATGTTGAAAAAGACATTAATTATAATCGACGAGGTTCATAAATTGTTTTCAACAGATCTTCCTGTAATTGAAAGACCAGATTATAAGGTTATTAAAGAAATGATAAGGAAATCTTATCAAATTTCAGGAAATGATAGTGCTCGTGTTCTTTTGATGTCTGCGACTCCATATACAAATAATCCAATGGATATTATTAAATTCATAAATTTATTGAGAGAAGATGATTTACCAGAAAACTATGAAAATTTTAGTAAAGAGTTTTTAGAAAATGGTGAATTCACACAAAACGGTATAGTAAAATATTTAGATTCAATTTCACCATATATTTCTTATTTGAATCGTGAGAAAGATGTGCAACAATTTGCTTATCCTATATATTATGATATAAATGTACATATGTCGGTAAAAAGTAAAAATTTACAAAAAGAAATGCAAGATTATATAGAAAAATTAAAAGCAAACATTGATTTATTGAAGAAAACTGAGTTGAAGGATAAAACAGAAGAAGAAGTTTTGGAAATACAAAAAAATATAGATTCGCACCAAATAGCTATTACAGAAGCAAAACAGAAACTAAAAGATATCAAGAATGGTATAAATGAAGATGAAAGTCAAGAATATGCATTGGAAAAGTGTTTCAGCAAATAAAAACATTTATTAATAATAGAAAAAATAATGACAAATTTCGAAAGTTCAACAATGGCATTATTAGGTAAAATGACAGTAGGTGGTTCTCCACCAAAAAAAACTACCAAGATTGTTACCAAGAAAACTACACAAAATTCTAAAAAACCAAAAAAAACTGTAAAGAATGCATCAAATAAAAAATGATCTTGATTGTATCCTTTTTTTAATATTCATTAAATAATAGATAAATGAATGTCAATAAATCAAGGAGATAAAGCAAAATGTCAAAAAGATATTCAGGAAGCCTTAAAAGATTATGATAGTTTGCAAAATAAAGACAAACAAAATATTGAAAATGTAATAAATTCTACGAACATTTCGTTTTTAGAAAAATTCAAATCACTTTATGAAACTGTTTACATTTATATCATAGTATTGTTAATATTTTTGTATTTATTATTTACAAATTTCACATCAATATTGAATATGAAATGGTATATTGATTTTTTTAAATTAAATAATGCAATATGTCTTCAAAATTCTGTTTCAGGACTTGAAATAGAAAGTCTGCGATACAATTTATCACATTTCATAAAAACAAAATATCATAATATCAAATCGTCATTCGTTTTTTCAAAAAAACTTATCGAATACTTCTTTATTATAATATCAACATTAATGATAATATTTTCTTACTATAAACCATATGGAATATTTGTCACTATTATAGTAATTTTATTGGGTTTTGTTTATTATCTGATGTCATCATATATCAAAAATTGTTTTAGCGATATAGATGCAATTTTACTAAACCAAGACAGTGACATAAATGTGTATCAAAATACATTCACGATTTTAAATGCATTGATTAAAGTAAGTGAAATACAAAATGATGTATTTGAAATAAATAATAATAAGTTTAATATCGAAAATAAGACTTTGGACAAAATCATTGAAAATAACATTGCATCATATTATAATCTTTCTGTTTCTGCTAAAGTTCTTGAGATTAAACAAAAAGCATATGAAGATTTGGATTTCCTAAAATTTATTATATTGAATAAAGAATCTTTACATTATTTGAAATATTTCGAAGATATATATTTCAAAGAAGTTGTAGATAATAGATTTAAAGACGAACACGATGAGTCTTTTGAAAAAAGAATTTACATCAAAGATATTATGAAGAATACAGTAGATTTTGATGTTATAAAGAATAATTTTAAGAAAATATTAAAGATTTTACAAAGTTTTAACGATGAAGAATTACCAAAAGAATTCAGAGATATTTCAGATTATATTGAAAATTATTTACCAATCATTGAAGAAACAGATAGTTTAGAAGATATGATTGAAAAATATAAAGATTTTTATTATCATGAAATCTTTTTCCATGAACACACAGTAAGGGGTGAAAAACCTCGTAAATTAAATACAAATTATCTAAAAAATGTAAATTCAATTGAAATAATACAAATGATTAATGAAATACAATATAATCTGGATAATGAAGAATTTATTGAAAAATATAATACACTAAATGAAAACCTCAAAAAAATACTCTCAGGTAGAATAAAAATTGAAAATAATGATTTTATAAAATATTTATTTACAAATTATGATATACTTAATAGTGATAATAACTATTTTCAAGATGATAATAATGTAAAAGGTGAGCCGTTACAAAAGACAATAAATGCATTTGAAAGAATAGGAAACACATTATATAGTTATATCATATATATTATATGTGTTGTAATATTTTTACAACATTACATTTTTAATACCAAATCACTTTCAGAATATATAATTATAATGATTTCAATTATGTTAATTATCATAGTTAGTATTTTGTCTCATAAATATATATAAATATATTATTATTTTATTAAGAATATTGAAATGAAAAAAACTTCAATGATATTGGCTTGTAATATAAATGGGGGTATAGGATATCAAAATGGCATACCTTGGAATATACCACAAGAAATGCAAAAATTTCGAAAAATAACTACTGAAGTATTTGATCAAACCAAGAAAAATGCTGTTATAATGGGAAAAAACACATGGTTATCATTGAGAAGAAAACCATTGAAAAATCGTATCAATATAGTTATAACTAAGAGTGAAGAATATGAACAAGATGATTGTTTAATAGTTTCATCAATTGCAGAGGCATTAGAATATGGTGAAAAAATAAATAATATAGAGAAAATTTTCATAATAGGTGGTTCATCTGTATATAATGAATGTTTATATAAATATGAATTTGATATTTTCATGAGTATGTTATATTATGATGAATATGAAACAGATTCGTTTGTAGATATTGAATATCTTTTCAAACATTATAATTTACAGAAAGATAAAATATATAAGGAACAACATGAAAACAGATTATTTGCTTCTTACATTTGTACTCATAAAAGAACTTGACATAAAAGGGTTTCAATATAAATGGGTTCTCTTCCATTATTTGTGAGACTTAAAATATGATCAATATAAGAACTTGATTTCAAGATAATATCTTTTTTTTTAGGAATAATTTTTAAGAGATCATGAACAATATCAGTTATTTTGATATTATATTGAAAGATATCATATGATATTTTACGAATTGATTCGAGGTTATTTTTTTTTAAAGAAATATTTTTGATAAAATCTTTGAGTGGGGGGTAATTTAAAATACAGAATTCCCAAGAAAGTATTTCTTTATTTTTCAATTCAATTTCTGCAATAAAAATAGCTTTAATAAGATCTCTCGATTTTATTTTCACGAGATGTTCGTTTAATTTCATTTTAAATTTTTTTTGAAATATATCAATAATATCTTGATGTTGCAATAAAGGCATTCTTACAAGAGAAAAACGACTTTTAACAGGTATGTCTATTTTATCAAGTTTATGTGTCAAACAAATAAATGTAGCATTTTTAGAATATTTTTCTAAAATAATTCTCAAACAAGCGAAATCATTTTGTTGTAGTGAATCAATATGCTTTATAACAATACAATGTTTTAATTTAATAATATGTTTATTTGTAATAACATGAATAAGGAATTTAGCAATAGTCGAAAATTTTTTAGTTGAATTGGGATTATTGAGATCAATTTCTAGGAAATTATTATTATACAAATAATGTACATCTTTTCCCCAAATACATTGCTGTTTGTTAAGATGAGATGTATTATATTTTTCTTTCAAAATTTCGTCAACAAATAAATCGATTGGAAAACCAAAAGGACCATATAGTAATATATTATTATCAGATTTTTTGATAAATTCCAGAATATTTTTGTAATATGTGTTTTTCATTAAAATAGATTTGAAATCATCTTTTAATACATCCCATAGATTATATGTGTCATTCTTACACATATATCATTTCATTTATATAAACATTATCATTTTATATAATTTAAATAAATGAATCCATATGACATTCTTGGAATACCAAGAAATTCATCAAAGGATATTGTAAAAAAGAAATATCGAGAAATAGCATTATCATGTCATCCTGATAAATTAACAAATATAAATGATGAAGAAGAAAAACAGAAAAAGATTCAAAAATTTAAGGAAGTATCAATTGCATATGATATAATAATAAATGATAAATATTATGAAGATCAAGATACGACATTCAATGATTGGAATGATATATGGAGTACATTTTTTGATAAAGAGAATACAAGTGATATATTGAAAGATGTATTTTTTGATGTTGCGGATTCATTTATAAATAATAATATTAAATCTAAATCATATTATAATCCTAAAAAAGGAGAAAAACATCTTCACGAAATATATTTAGATGTATCTTTTTCAGAAGTTCGAAATAATACAAAGAAAAAGTTAAGGTTAATCTTAACTAATATAGATGAACCAATTTTTGTAGATGTATATTGTGGATCATATCCAATAGTAATTAAAGAGTATATAGGAGATGATGACATAGAGCATGAAATTATCATTAATATGAGATTTAAAGATCTAGATAATTTCGAATATATATGTAATGAAAATGATACTATAGATTTAATAACATCAACAAACATAAGTTTATATGAATATTTGATAGGTGTTACAAAAGACATATATTATATAGATGGACAATCAATAACAATAGATATATGCGAATTTAATAGTAATTATGTTAAACTAGATGGATATGGTTTGAAAGGTGGTGTATTATATGTAAATCTAATAATTGAAGCTATTGAAAAAAAGAAATGGGACTTTTTATGTGATGTTGATAAATCAAATATGGTAAGAATTACAAAATTATTATCAAAAACTATATAAAGATTATGATTATAGTAACAAACATAAAAAGAGAAGAATAATGCCACCAGCAAAAGGTTCCGTTGCAAAAACTGCTGCTCCTGTAGCAAAAGATAAAAAAGTTGCAAAGAAAGATGTTGTTACAGAATCACCCCCGGTAGTACAAAAAGTTGAGGTTCCTGTAGCGGTAGAACCTGTAAAAGAAAACGAGAGTGATGATGTAATTTCAAATGTTCTTGAAAAAATTGCTGCGCTTACAGCTCATGTTAAAAGTGTGCAAACATCTCTCAAAATTCTTATTAAAGAATTTGATAAACAAAAGAAAATTATTGACAAAGTTCAAAAGAAAAAAGAAAAAGCCAAGAAAACTCCATCAGGTTTTGCGAAACCTTGCAAAATTTCAGATGAACTTTGTTCCTTTATTGGTGTAGATAAAGGAACTGAGATGTCTCGCACAGAAATCACAAGACATATCAATTCTTATGTAAAGGAACATAATCTTAATAATCCTGAAAATCGCAGAGAGTTTTTCCCTGATAAAAAACTCAAGGCCATCCTTGATGTGAAAGATGGTGAAAAAGTAACCTATTTTATTCTTCAAAGACTAATTGCTCATCATTTCCCACCTAGTGCAGCTAAACTTGCTGCCGCAAAAGCAGCAGCTGTAAAATGAATATAAAAATCTAATATTTGTGTTTTTTTTCTGATTTTGATTATATTATTATAATTTAAATATGGATGAATTTTTGAGCAGTCAAAATTCATTGAAGATATTTGTAGCCTGTAATAGAATGTTGAATGAAAAATTCAATGTTTCATTATCCAATGACAAACTTGAAGAACTTATTACAAAAGTTACAAATCATGTATCAAAAGAATATGCAAATTCTCACACAAATATAAGTGAATTGAATACAATAACGCTTTCTAAGATAAAAGGTATCTATGAGAAATTTCGTGAAAAGGATATTATATCAAAACAATCTCCGACTGTCAAAAAAGAGTATTCTGTTGAAAATGAAATTTCAGATGAAAAAATGATAAATTTGAAGTTAAAAGAATTGGAAAAAAAGAGATCTATAATACCTGTATATGAAGAAACAATAGAAACATCTCAACAAAATGATGACAACATAATTACAACGAATACACCTTCTGTATCTTTTACTTTACAACCTAGTATTTCTCAAAAATCTTTATATCAGACATATGTAATAAATTCTGCAAAAAGAGATTGGATAAAATATCCTGTGATAAATGGTTTCAAAGAAAGTTTTACTATAAATACCAAGGATTTTATGATATTCCCACATATTGTCATATTACCACATTATATATCTTCAATCACTCCATATATAAAATTGGAGATTTCAAATGAAATACAAAGTTTATTTTATATATTTTCAATCGATCAAACAAATAATAACTGGGATAAATGGAAGACTATGGAAAATATTGAAAACATATCTTTAGATCGTGGTAATTGGCAGTTCAAATTATATGACTTACATGATCAAATTATTGATATGGGAGAAGATCGTATACCAATTGATGAGGTAAGTGAACATAATGATAATTTCAAAATCAAGCTTAATTCAAATAAATTTAAAACAGGTTGTACTCTATGTATATATTTGAACTCGAATCGCTTTATTTATGAAAAAATAATAAAGGTACAAGATGAAACATTGGAAATTTTGGAAATATCAAATTCCAATAAACTCAAAACAGATGATTTGATAAATGCAGTGGTTTTAAACACATCGATGCAATATTCTATTATAATGAATTATATACCTAATATTTGAAAATGAGTACATTCCTACATTATTTTCAGAATTTCATTATAAGTTTTAAAATTTATGATTTTTTTTATGAAATGTACTCATTTAATATACTAATTAAAAAAACTCAACAATTGATATTAAACAGAATACAGAAATCGTTAGAACTTCTAATTTGTATACCAGATGCATTTTATCTAGTTCACTTAATCTATCTTTATTTTCATTCATAGATGGGTTCATTCTATTTGCTAAAGAATATAACATTATGATCAAGAATATTTTTATTATTAAATGATAATGGATTTTGAAGAATCCGTTGTGTAAATTGAAATGATTGAAAATGATTCTGATTTTATATTCGTCAATATTTACTATGATAACAGTAAGTAGAATGAGAAATATATATGTAAAACTATAAAAGACTAGAGAATAGAAAAAAGTTGTAATATATCCTGATTCTATGAGTTTTTCAGTGATTGCAAGAGAAATTTGTCTGAAAATAAAGATTGTTATGATAAATATAATTTTATTATCATTAGTAATAACAAGGGCTTTTCCTGGATCTAAATTATTTACTTTGAAAGATTTATAAAACTTGTCTCTAGATTTTTCATTTGACACATCATCATCATTCAAGTCTTTAACATACTGATCCCAAACTTCTGAATATTTTCTGTCTATATTGTTTTCCTTATTTCCAAGATTCTTCCCTTTTTTCTTTATAACATCTTTTAATTCTTTTATTATGGTGTCAATACTGCCTATTGCTTCCATTTTCAACTTTGAAAATGTATCATCTTTATCAAGAATGCTTCCACTACTATTGCGTGTACCTTCGGCAGCATCAGCAGGAGAAGCAGCAGCAGGAGGCACAGCACCAGGTGCAGCAGTAGGTGCAGTAGTACCATTAGCAGCAGGTGCAGCACCAGTAGCAGTTGATATACCTTTATTTTTTCCGAAATATGAAGTGATAATTGAATTTGATTTGTCGATTATATTGTTGATTTCGTTGATATAAACGGGTTTATTTTTTTCATTTCCCTTTGTTGATTTGAAGACCCTATCATAATTTTCTAATTTTGAGTGTAAATCGCTGAGATATTTATTTAATTGTTTGACATTATTATCATAGTCTTCTACATATGATGTAAAATCTCTGATTTTTTGTATTGCGGTTGAAATATCTCCTTTAACCCCTTCTTTAATAATACCATTTTTCACCAATAATCTTAATGAAGATTTCAAATTATTTGTGATATTTTCAAGATTTTTTTTAATTTTTAAATTTTTACTACTATTATATTTTTTTAATTCTTTTTTTATACTCTCTAGCGAATCAGTCGATTGAATCAGTGCATCCGCATTTACAACTATATCGAGAGTAATACTATTCAAATCTTTTATTATTTCTTGTTCGTCTTCTAAATTTTCAATCCACTTCTGTATTTTTTCTGCATCAAAATTCGAAGTTACAGAAAGTGTCTTGCTCTCGTCGCTATTTTCACCACCACCACCTTGACTATAAGTAAAATTTTTTGACTCGGTTTTAAATTTGTTAAAAAGATATGTATTTAATAACAAATCAGTTACTGTTTCGGGCAAATCACTTGTTTCCTTGATTTCTGAAAGTTTATCGTTTATTTCTTTCTGAATATCACCACAACCGGTTGTATTTGTTTTGAGTAATAATAAATCTTCATATTTAATGTCTTTCAGTTTTTGTATGATGATATCAGAGATGAATTTACTATTACATACTTTTGATAATAAATGAAATTTTTTGAATCTAAAAATAATGTCAACAATTAATTTTTTTAAGTCATCATTGTTACCCCCTTTCTGAAATTCAATAGTTAAAGTATCATCTGAGGGTGTTAAATCATCGCTTTCAGGTTCATCTGAAAATATTTTTTCCAGATTTCTTTCTGTTAATTTTGTAGACAAAAGTTTCTCCAACTCAAATTTCTCATCCTCATCCACCGTTTTTTCATACTTTTTATAGATTGTTAGTATGTCATCTTCCCCTATTTCTTTTTTGTTATTCGTCAATGCTTTTTTTATATCTTCTATTGTATCATCATCGTCTATTTTTTTCACGGCTTTAATTTCATCGCTGAAAAAACTGTATTTATTTGGATTTTTTTTATACAATTCTTCTTGTTTTTCCTTATCAAGCTGTTTTAAAACTTCAGGAGGGATGTTTTCAATTGAAGATAATTTTTTATCATATATTGAATTTATTTTACTCCCAATTCCTAACCATCCTTTGTAAGACAAATTCTTCAATTTTTCTATGCCTGTGTTTGCCTGTGTTGTGCCTGTGTCCGTGCCTGTGTCCGTGCCTTTGTCTTTGAATAATTCCTTAAGCCTTTGACTGGTCATAGATGCGAAGTTTTTCTTAGAAGCATATTTATAATATTTTTTATCTATTTCGTTTGATTTATCGTATGATTGTAAATCAAGATTTTGAAAATATTTGATATTGCCTTGATTAAATGTTTTTAGATCTATTCTTTTTATTTCTAAGTCACCTGTATTCAATCGTCTTTTCAAATCTTTTATAATATATTCAAGAGATTTGTGATCATCAGAAAAATTCATAAAAAGCTCTTCCAAAAGGATTTTCATTTTATTGATTTTTCCAAATTCTTGATCGATAAACATTTTTGCAGCCTTGTACTTTTTACTGAAGCAGTTGAATATAGTTCCTGTGCATCTATTTTTCATATCAACATCATCTCCTGTATAAATATTTGCAAAGAATGTTTCATTATTTTGTAATTCTATTTGTTCTTCGGGTGTCAATTTTAAATCTAGAATTTTTTTATCAATTTTATTTTTTTCTTTTACTAACAAAGATTCCTTATGCAATTTGTCTAGAAGCATTTTTTGTTTATTTTGAAAATTAAGAATATTTTGTGAAAGCTGTTTTATGTTATCGACTATTTTTGTATTTTCACAAGATGGTTCTAAAGAATCTAGTTTCAATTGCTGTATTTCCTCATCGAAATCCAGTATACTTTTTTGAAAAAATTGATATTTTTCATCTGTTGCTATGAAGTCGTCTTTTTCCTTTTGTATTTCAGTTTCTAATTCTTCTTTTCGAGTTTCTAACTGTTTTTTTTTATGTTCTTCTGTTTCCTGTTTTTCCAATAAATTAAAGAAGGTGTTTATTCTCTCTCTTATTTTCTCAGTTGTATATTGTGGAGAATCTGAAATCTCTTTATTTTTCAATTGATTGACAATTTGAGTTTTTGCATCATCCATAATAAACTAAAAGTTTTAGTAGATACCTCTAAATAACTGAAATAAATATTTTTATCATATTATTACTAAAAACGAAAGAAATAACCAAGCAATTAAAGTAAAGGAATTCAATGTGTTTCTGATATCCCTTTTAAATGAATAGTCGTATCTTTCATTTTTATCTTGTTTTTGATCATAATTTGGTCTCTTTGTTTGTTTGATAATGATTGAAACAATTGTCACAAAATACAATAAACCAAGATGGAAGAATATCTTTCCAAGACTTTGCAGTCTATTTCCAGGAATCAAATAGAAATAATATAATGTACTTCCTAATTGAGACAGAATCGTAGAATCACCTGTATATAATTCAGATAATGGCATATTATATGAAATATTTACAATTACTATCATTAAAATGATGAATATTGTATATAAAAATACATAAAGTAGAAATGCGTCTGTAAATGTGACAACAAGATTGGTTTTTAATGACCAATCAATCAAAGACAAACTTAATAATCTTATCAAAAATGTGATACCTATAAATATTAATTTATCTTCCTTAGAAACTTTGAATTTATGAATTGAATACATATTATCCTCGTCTTCTATTTCGTCAATAACATTCTTCATCATAGTTGCTTTATCATAATCGTTTGTTGCATTATTATTCACAGCATCGATTTTATCATTATATTTTGATAATATTTGGTTATCTTCATAAATATCTTTCATTTGATTAATATTGTCTAAATATTTCATTTTCTTAGCTTGCAAATTTTGAATAACATCATTCTCTTTTTGAATGGCTTCGCCACTACCACCGCTAGCTCCCTGTGTTTTATCAATTTCTTGTTTTTCAAAAATTTTGTATTTATCTTTATCTTTATCTTTATCTTTATCTATATCATAATACTGTGATATCAAATTATCTTCAAATTCATTCATTTTGTTGCCTTCATTTTGTTTCTTACCTTTCTTTATTTCACTATATAGTTCAATGTCATCTAATGCTTGTTTGTCTGTGACAGCAAAGATTTTATTATATTGTTTTTCAATATCATTGATAAGTTTTTCTATTTTTTCCTTTTTATTTTTAACAAGTTTGTATTCATATAATACCTTTTTAAATTTTTCGGGATCGTTTCCGATTTGTGAAATATACTGTATATAGAAATCATATTTTTTAGGATCCATTGATTTTACAAGATTATCTGAAATCAAATCAAATGAAACCCCCTTTTTTTCTTCAATATTCAGTGGTACAACTGTTTGTAAATTTTTGAAATTCATTTCAAACTTTTTTAAAAAATCATTAATATTATTCATAATTTGAAAGTTTCTCCTTAAGTTATTCATAGATAAAAAAAATTATATACCATTACCTGTTATAACAAATGCCCACATTAATGATAAAATTAATAATAATACTATTGCCCCAGATATGATATATATGTATGTATCTGGAAAAAAATAGTTTATAAATTTCAAAATCACCATAGAAACCGAAATAAAACATATGATTATGAATATTGTGATATGAAAAACATTATTATTATTATAAGGTTGATAATCGTCTTCGAGTATTGATAACAATGCAAAAAGTTTTTCAGTATCAATATTATGTTGTGATGTTTTCTGATCCTTCATATATTCTCCTTCAAATAATGGAAATAAACGCTTCATTTTTTCAATAGAACTCTCACTTGATGAATAGAAAAATGGAAAATATGCAGCTGGTAAATTTTTTACTGGTAATGTAGATATATCATCTTGGTTATCTATATAGTTTTTGAAATCATTCTTATTTCCTATCAAATATATATTATTTGCCATTTAATATATAAATTAGATAATAATATTTGTTATTGCTATCGCAATTATATAATTCAATATAACTAAGTATATTAATCGATCACTTTCTATAGCTTTTTGATGAATTTCAAGAGATAAATTTCTATCAATTTGTTCTATATCATTTTGGCTTTTAAGTTTATATTCATCTATTAATTCTTGTATTTTTGTAATATCAGATTTCATTGTGATTATTTCTTCTGATTTTTCTTCTGATTTTTCTGAATATTCTGTACCTAAAATATTTTTAAATGTTCTAGTAGAATATGTATTTTCAGCGTGAAGTTGTATTCCTTTATTAATAAGTTTTCCTTTAATATTATCAACATCATTGATATGAATCGCATATTTGTTTCTACGATCATCATATATCGAAGGAGATGTATTATTTTCCAAAAAATTCAATATATTGAATGAAGTATCAAGGAAGTCATTGATATCATCAAAAACCTCGTATTGCACATCTATATTTGACATAATCTTTTCAAGAGAGCGTCTATCATATGGATTTGATAAATTGACATTGTTATAATTTGATATAGTGTAGTTAGTAATTTTTGCTTTTTCATTTAATACATATTCTTTACTCAATATAGCATTAATGTTTTGAAATCTGTAAATTATAGATTGAATCGTTTTTTCGACATCATCATTTGTTCTGATTTGTTTATATTCATCTACCACCAAATCTATTACATTATCATATCTGTTATCAATTTGACTATATTCATATATTGTATCGATATTGACCAATTTATTATTTTTGTTATCACCACCTTTTACAGTGAAAAAATCAGTATTGTCATAATATAATCTATTCGTCAACACATTCATAATAGCCGAGGTAATTTTGTTTTTCAAATGTTCATTACTTTTTTCTACTAATATTTGACTTCCAGAAGATTCTATCTTTTTCTCCCTTATTATATTTAGTGCTGTATTAGATGTCTCGAATATCTTTAATACCAAATCTTCAGCAAACTTTAGTGCTTCTTCAATAACCTGTTCTTTTTCTATCTTTTCAATTTTTGTTTTGATTAAATCGAGTAAATTTGTTAAATTTGAATTATCATATGTTTGTGTACTATCCTTATTATTTGTTCGATTTATTATATCATTTACTATTGATA